ATTCTTTTCTTCAGGTGTAAGTGTTTCGTTCCAATCTTTGACATCCATTTGCATGGGTATCTCAGTATGAAGCCAAAATGCTTGTGCCTGTTTCAACCAACCTTCATTATAGTAGATTGGATACTCGAATGGTTTGAAAGGGATTCTTTCTTGGAATATTTTACTCATGATATAACCTTATTTATTTTCTTCTACTGAAGCTTTTCTGTAATCAGTTACAAGTTTCTTGATTTCACCAATTGCTTTTCTAGCTCTTGATTTTGCCGCTTTAGTAGTTCCATTGTGTTCTGCCTCGAATTGAGTATATAACTCATTAATTTGTTCGAAAATTTCTTGTGAATTTGCCATAAAATTTATTCCTTATTTAGTTTGTTATTAAAATGACCTTGAGAAAGGTCGGTGTTTATAATTATCATATATATTAAAAAACGTAATAGAAATTTTATATTATTTTTTAACTTTTCTATTTTGTTATATTAACTTAATTTTATTCTTAGGGGTGGTATAATTTTTTGATACCCTTACCCCATATTTTCTACATATTTCTTATGTAAAAGTTTTTTCGTTTCCAATTGACCACTTGCTGCCTGTTTCTGTGCAATTACACCATCTGGTGATGTTCCATCATACACTTCTATATAACCGGTATTAGTATCCATCTTACATGGAAAAGTAATTCCATCTGGTCCAAATCTGTTTTTCATGATATGTGCTCGGGCAGTATTATTGAGTTTATCTTTACTCTTTCTACTCCAACTCATAATAAAATCAGCATTCATTACTTTTGCATATGAATCAGCAATCTTATCTGCCTCGATAACTTCTGAATCAATCGCTGAACGGTTGGTCTGAGATGCAGTCCACACAGGTATTTCGAGTTCCCCACTCATACCTCTTAGGTCAATATAGACACCTCCTTGTTCTTGATAAGTAGAGTCTGACTTATTAGAATGGGAGAGTAGTAAGTCGGCGTAATCAACTATGATAACATCCGGTTTGTTATCTAACGTAACCATCTTCTCGATATGTTGTTGTAACTTTTTTACCGTAACACCTTTTGGTGGAAAATACTTAATAAGTAATTTTCCTTGAAGATTTTTAATTCTGCCCTTGACTTCTTCCTTCTTGACCTTCAAATCAGCTGAGGGAATTCCTGTAAATACGGTATCGTATCTCGCACCAACATAGTGTTCTGATAACTCCATCGTATAATGAACTACACTCAAACCTTGCCGTACAGCTTCTGCACCGATAGCGGTGAGAATCCATGTTTTTCCTACACCCGAAGGTGCTACAACTACTCCCAACTCACCTGGTCCTAATCCACCATCCATCAAATCATTGATAGGATTCCATTTAGTTGGAACTGTTGTTCTATTCAAATCTTCTGTTCTTTCATCAAAATCTTCGATATAATCCATACCCAAGTTGGTTTCATTACCAACCTTCATTGCAGCATCTACTTCATCTTTGATTCTATCATAAGAACCAGCTTTTAGTAAATCAACTGAACGTAGTATTACTCCTTTTAGATTTTGATTAATACAGAACTCCCTAAACTCGTTTTTGATGTAGTCTAAATCAACATTACCAATATTAGTAAAAACATGTCGTAGTTGTTCTACAACAGTTTTTTTCAATATATCGTTATCTACTTTTGATAATTGTGATTTGAATACATCTAGGGTGGGAGGTTTCCTATATTCACTATGATATTCAAGTATTTCACTTATAATCCATTTATTTGCATCGTTCTCAAAGAACTTTGGATTTGTGATTTCACTTATAACATCTAGGAATTTATTATCTGTAACAAGAGCAGATACTACCTTTGATTGAAAGGATTGCCCATATTTTGATAATGTATCTAATTCTTGTTCTTGCATTGACTCTTTATTATAACTGATACAAAGATACGAAAATTATTTATATTTTCCAAATTATTTAGTAATTAAATTTCCAAAAGTTGTTTTTAACCAATCATTTATATCACCAAAGTTATTTACAACCTTGTACTTTAGTAAAAGTTTCATAAAGTCCATTTTATTTAATGGAGTTATAGGTTCATTGAATCTATCTAAAGTATTCATTTTTATCGTACCTGATATATCAACATCATCTAATTGCATTAATTCTCTATTGAGAAGTATTTGGTTTTTTGATTTTATAATATCTTTGTATATTTTTATTTTACCTTTTGTTTCTTCTATTTTTTGTTCTGCCAAATCTAATAAATTATCTACTGATATTTTATCTTCTCCTGTTATTTCAGGAAATCTTTTTACCAAAGTTTTGATACCACATCCATATACACCAGGTATATTATCTGATTTATCTCCATCTAGAACTCTATATAGTAGTAGGTTTTTTGACTCTATTCCGTACTCTTCTTTTACCAAAGATTTATTGTACATTTTCTTTTTTGTAGGTGACCAAACAATTGTAGTATCATTAACTAATTGAAGGAAATCCTTATCAGTTGACATTATTACTGCCTGTTCATCTTCTTTAAGAATATTAGTGGTTATGTAAGCCATGATATCATCGGCTTCAACACCATCATATATCATAGTTGTAAGAGGTAACCCATCTAACATTTCATTTAACCAAACGAATTGTCTTTTCATGGATTCTCTTTCATCCTCATCGTTCATCAAATCAGCATATGCTCGATTTACTCTGAGTTTGTTTTTATCTCTTTGTGCCTTATAACCACCAAATTTCTTTTTACGAGAGGTTGAACCTCCCTTACCATCAAATACAACAACAACTCGAGTCGGTTGAGTTTGTCTGATTGCATATCCAATAGATTTCAATGCACCAGTCACTCCACCAACATGGTCACCATCATCATTCATTGTAGGAATGGATGACCAACATCTGATAAATGTGTTTAACCCATCAATAATTAATACACGAGAATTCTTGTGTCTATTGATATTTTGAGTTCTATCAGTTTCAACTGACTCTAGTATGTTTTTGTATAGTTGCTTCATGTAAGAAGGTCTTTGTTTTGGGTTTCAGAGATATAAATTTCAATAGCTTCCAATCTATCTTGAGAATCAGCAAGTAATCCAAGTGCTTCCTCTGCATTTTTATAGAAATCTTCTGTTGAATGGTCTCCAATACCAACCGCCTTCTTATCTAATAAATCTAGAGATAAAATTGCCTTAGCTCTATCAGCCTCGGCACTTTTTCTCAACATTGTAATTAATTTACTCATAATTTTTGAATTTATTCAGGTAATTCTGTATCTATTTCCATATTATCAATATCCAATGTATCTGATTTATACTGTAAGATAGATTCTTCACAAATCCTTTTATAGATTTGCTCTCTAACATCTTCTCTTTCTTCCATCAATCCAATAAAATCTTTTGATTGAAATTTGATTTCTTCACCAGTACTTGTATCTACATAAGTGTACCAAGCACCTGATTGTTTTACCAATTTGTTTTCTTTCATAACCTTAAGCCATGAACCATAATTATCAATTCCTCTATCAAAGTAAATCTCAAAATCAGCCGCTCTTAATGGTGGGCCCATTCTGTTTTTTACTATTTGACATCGAACTTTGATTCCAACAACCTTATCGTTGCCGTTTACCTTCATTTTGATTTGTCCCATACCTTTCAACCTCAATCTTACAGATGCATGGAAAGCAAGAGCTTTACCACCACTTGTAGTCCATGGGTCACCGAATGGCATGGCATTCATCTTTTGTCTAAGTTGGTTAGTGAATACTAATGAGATTTTCTGTCTACCAATCATATTGGTAATCTTTCTCATTGCCTTTGAAATGATAATTGCTTTATCAGTAGCATATCCATCTTTGCCATAATCTGCCGCTAACTCTGTTTTAGTTGAAGCCGCCGCAACTGAATCTACTACAATAGTAACAATTTTATCTTTAGATGTTTCTCTAACCTTCTCGATGATTGTTTCGGTAAAATCAAAGATTTGTTCAACTGAATCTGCTGATACATAAAGAAGTTTAGAGACGTCAACACCGATAGCCTCTAAAAATTCTCTACTCACTGCAGTTTCTGTATCAATCAATACCGCTACTCCACCTTGTTTCTGTGTTTCTGCAAGGAGGTGAGCTGATAGTAGTGATTTTCCACTTTGTTCCAAACCTGTAACTTCTGTGATTCTACCGACTGGTAAACCACCATAAGGACGATTGGAGATAGCAACATCCAACATTGCACAACCAGTAGAAATCCAACCCTCTACATTTGTAGGAGCCTCATCTTCATTAAGGAAGAATGCTACCTTCTGGTCTTTTGATTGTTTGTTAAGTTCACCCGCCAGAATATCTGCCAAGTCAAGCTCTTTTGCTTTCTTTTTCGCCATTTAGTAAGGTTTAGTTGTTAAATAAATCATCAAATGCAGCCGCTACATCATCAGTTTTCTTTGAATCTGAAGTTGTAGGTTGTGCTACTGGTTCACTCTTAGTTTCAGTTGAAAGTGTTGATTGAGATACTGCTTCATTCTTTGATTCATCTTCACCTTCTCCACTTGGATTCAACCATCCTTCTAATACTGATTTTAATTCATCGTAAGATAATTCAGAGTATAAATCTGTAATTTCAGTTTGTGTTTCTAAGAAAGAAGTTGCTCTTTCAGAATCTTCACTAACTGCAGTTTCACTTGGTTTAACTCTAATAGTAGTAGTTGGATAAGTAGTACCAGCTTCTTCAGCTGATTTATACTCGATTGTTAAATCTCTACCACTTGTTGGGTCTGTGATATCACCATAGTCAGGGTCAGCAATGTAACCAAGAATCTCTTGATATACAGTTTTACCAAATCCCCAAAATCTTACTCCTTCACCTTCTTCACCTCTTACAACAACAGGTACGAAAGTTCTTAACTTAGGCTCCATCGCCTTCGCCGCTTTCCAATCTTCCTTATCACCCATTCTTTTTAGTTTATCCGCAAACTCTACAATAGGGTCTGGTCTACCAAATGATTGTGGTGATAAATAAGTTTTGTTGTTAATGTTGTAGTGAAAATACAATTCAATAAATGGATTGTCTGGATTGAATTTGTAAGGAACGATTCTTACTTGATGCTTACCTGGAGTTGGTTTCCATAATGCATCTGATTTACGTTGTGTGTTTTGTAGTTTGTTCAGTCTACCTCTGATTGCGTTAATGTCTAAAGCCATAATTTTAATCCTTTAATGTTAAATAATTTATTGTTTTAAGTTTAATTTTTGAGTGCCAAACTTATTAACACTCGGTGTATATATAAATATAATAAAACCTCAAAAACCACCGAATCTCTTTGGTTTTTTATTAACAATTGTGTTAATTCAATTTACTTTGTAAATATACGAAAAATATTTTGATTATACAAGCAAATATTGAATTATTTTGCCCACTTACCATTACTAACTATCTGAGCAATGATGCCGTAAACTGATAGGTCTTGGTATGAATCTTCAATTGCCTCTCCAACCTCATCTTTCTTACCTTGTACTACCATTTGTTTTAATCTTTGAATCTTATCATTCATTCTAAACCAAAGACCTGTAAGAGATATATTAATATCTTGTTTGGTTTCTAAATTAGAACCAACAGAAATATTATCTGGTCCATAGTTTGCCTGCTTTTTACAGAAAAGCTCATATTGAGTAAACATGATTCTCTTGAATTCATCTGTCATTTCAGGCCATTCCTTTTCCATCTTCTCTACTATATCAGGATTATCATACCTAATAACAGAATAAGATTCTTCTTCAGGTGCCTTAAAGTTTAACTTATGATTTCTAGTTTGCTTTTTTACTACTTTTTTCTGAGTCGTAGTAGTACTCGTTGTATTCTTTTTTGCCATAAAACTTATATTTGATACAAATATACGAAATTTATTTTACAAATCCAAGCAAAAAATAAAAAATTTATGAATTAGCGTCTTTTATTCTTTGAACTATGTTTGCAAAAATAGCTGAAATTTTTGTTTTTTCATCCGAGGATGTACTTGAAATTTTAGTCGAAATAATATCGTTATATAGTCTTGGTTGAATTTTTGCCATGAGTTTTCCTTTTATTTTTTATTATGTACTAATATTCCTTCTACAAAGAAGTTGTTAAAATTAGAAACTGCTATTAAGTTATATACTGTTGTTTCTTCTTCTATAATTTCTACTTCAGTTACTTTAAGTTCTCCTCCATCAAGTTTAAGACAAACATCATCTTTTACAATATCATCAGCCACAGTCCAATAATCTGCATCTTCTCTATTAGATAAATAGAATGGGTGGTCTGGTGTAGTTTTAATAACTAACCCACTATCAAATGTTATCTTAACAAGTGTTTCTACTTGCTTTTCTTGAATATCACCAACAAAACCTTCTGAAACAACATTTTCATCAGTATCAAATGTTTTAACCATCTGGCCAGGTTCTATTTCTTCTATATTCATTTCACTTCCATCTGATAATATAACTTTAGTTCCTGCTACGAAACAACCACCATAACAAGTAGAGCAGTTATTGTCACACCAATAGTTACCACATGGTGCCCAAGTTGTATAACAGTAGTTACATGCGTTGTGGTGAATTGAGAATAAACCATCGTCATTTTTCGAATCAACTAAGAAGTAGTCATATGGTTCGATATCTACATTGTATATATAAAAGTTATCTTTATAAACTATATCCAATGAAGTGATTTCTTTTGTTTGTACATTACTTGAACCAGTTTCAAAATATACAATCTTATCACCTACTAACAATTTATTAATAAATTCAAATCTTGTTATATCATTTGAACCTGATATTACAGTATAAATTTCGTTTTCTGGTGCATCATCAAATGAAGTTCCATCATTAAGTGTTACTCTAACAAATAAATCTTCTACACTTTCCGAAACTATACTAACTACTGATGATGTTTCGTATGAAAGTGATGATGTGGTTAATTCTAAAGTACCGTTATGTTCTTGATATTCTTCACTTGGATTACCATCATATTCAGAACCAGTTATTAATTGGAATCTAGGTGCAATTACTGAAGAACTTACCTCTAAACTTTCAACATTTGTAGTACCATCATTCGGTATCAAAATATCAGATTCCGCATCTGTGTGGTATTGCATTGTTTGTTTACCCGAATATTTATTCAAATACTTAAATCTTGTATAAGAATCTATCGAACTAGATTCTAATCCTTCTGCTCCTAAATTTAATCTAAAAGTTGAACTATCATGTGATAGTGGTAAAACAGAAGAGTTTCTGTATGAGCCTAGATTTATAATATCTAGGTTAGCTCCATGTATAATATCTAAACTTCTAATTACAGTAATTCTATCATCTACTATGTTATTATCATCTTTGATATATTCTTGAATAAAGAAGTTATCAGATGTAATATCAGCCTTTTTATCTGCCAAATCACTAGAATTAGTAAATCTATACATTTTAGGATATAACTGTAAATCATAATTTGGGTATCTAGCCTTTTCAATAAGATTAGGAGCATCTGTTACTGATGTATCTATTGTATCTAAAGTATCGTATAAGAAATCAGATGATGAAACATATGTTTTTGGAAGTGCATCCGAACCACTCATCAACTCAAGGAATTCAAATTTATCAGCACAGTATGTTGAATCAACAATAGCTGATACATCGTAAGCATGTCTTAAGATAAATTTATCATCAGCATCTGTTACTGATGGAATTGTGATTGCACTAGATTGTACTTCATGTTGAACGTAAGTAATTCCTCTAGCTTCACATTCTGAAGCGAGGAGACCATTGAAACCTAAGTTATATTGACCAGTTGCAGGTGTAATATTTTCATTGTAAATGAATTCTAAAGTTTCTATATTATTTGCTTCCAAGAAGTCAAAAAATGGGTCTACATCTATGTATTGTAATGCTTGATTGAATATTCCTGTGTTGGTGTTTATCTCTAGAACCTTAGCATCTGTTCCGTCAAAGATATAATCACTTCCAATTATTGTTCCTCTCATACTAGTTTTTCCTTATTTACTATGTACCTATAAATATTATTAAAATTAAAATTAAGTAATCATGACTAATATACATATCAAAATAACTTGGTATTCTGTATCTTATTGTAATAAAAGTTCATATTTACTACGAATCTATCTCCATCAGTTGGATATGTTGACCTATGAAATGTTTTTCCATTAAATAGAACTACTCTTCCTTTCTTTGGTGGGATTGAATTTGTTTCTGTGAATGCATCAAACTCACCATTGATTACTGTTTCTTTCCAATTATCTATATTATAAGTATCTTTTAATTTATAAAATACAGTATCTCCACTTGAATTATTTATATAATATACCAAAGATAAATGTTCTTCATCTCTATCTATGTGTATTGAATAGTTTGGATTATCAGATGGTTTATCATTAGATACCAATTTATTTATTTTAGTTCTCCAATTAATAGAATTACTTAATCTAACTTTAGATAAAGTATTATGTTGTATTTCTGTGAATATTTGATTTATGTAATGAGGGAAAGAATCAGTTGATGATTTTGCAAAAACATATTGTGGAAAGTTTACTCCAAAGTGTTTTAAGTTATTTCCAAACTTGAAACCTTTTGTATCGATAACGAATGATTCTAATAAATCTTGACTTTCTGATGAAATGATATCATCAAAAACATGAATGTCTTTTAGCATAACTTTAAGTTATAGACTGTTAAACTCTATAATTTCAAAAATTCTTGTAGAGATTTTTTTAGTTCCCTCTACATTGGTTACTATAATTGAGTTTTTGAATTTATCCCAATCAATAGTAAATGTTTTATCCAATACTCCACCATTTTCTTCTTTAACTAATTCGTTAAGAGCATTAATAGTGTACAATGTATTACTTTGTTTTTTACGATGTACTAATATAGTATCATCCAAAGGTTTATCCGGTTTATAAGCCGTATCTATATTGTATGTAATAAACAACTCATCCAAGTTACCCTTATTCTGAAGAACATATATGTAGTTATAAACTATATGATATGTTTCTCTAATAAGTTGTAGGGTATTTTGAAGTTTCTCTTTAGTTGTAAATGTACAGAGTAACTGTGTTTGCATTAATCTTCCTATCAATTATATGTTCGTATATAAATATAATAGGATTTTTTCAAAACTTGAAAATACACTATAAATGTACATTACCACAAATTAGAGTTATTCAGAGGGGGTTGTTCTTCTATTATCAACCTTAGATGAGATACAATCTCTCATATCTTTACCAAAATGACTGGCTACTTTTTGTGATGTACCAGCGGTTCTCCAAGTATCTTCACATATCTCGGTTGAGCCATTTTCATTTGTAATAATTATTGCACCTGATTTAGAATCCACTTTACATTTTTCTCTAAGATGTTTCTTTAACCCTTCCCTACCTTCAGTTGTAGATATATCTCCTTTGTATCCACTCTTTTCTCCTAAACATCCTCTTATATCTTGTGGTTGTGCTCCTCTGATTCCCATTTGTACAATCATTTTCCCATCACCACCATCTATATAAGAATCAAAATGCATTGCATCCATTACTGTTCCAATGTATCCTTGTGTATGAGGGCCGTTTTTACCATCTTTTGGAAATCCAAGTTTTTCATCAGCACCCTTTATATCTTCAACTACTTTATTATGTGAACTTTTAACAGCATCTTTTTCATTTTGTTTTATCGTAATACATTGTGTTATTGATGATGATTCAAAATTAATAGATGGATTTTCTTGTTGGAATTTTTTTGTTTGTGTAAACTCACCAACCTTTGTCATAATTTTACCATAAGGTTCAAATGCAGGATTTTTTCCATTTGCAAGTAAAAAACTAGAATGTTCTTGCATTAATCTAAGTTTATCTTCAGTATTTAATGTATCATAAGATTTACCCTTATCCCCAACATATTTTACAAACTTAGCATTACCATCAAGTGTATCTATATATTTTTTCATTTGTGGAAGTTCACAAACTTTTACAATATTTTCATCTATATCAATTACGTTAGTTGATTTAACTGCTGCCTTTTTTACATCTGATACTAACTCAATACCTTCATCAATTGATTTTATTACTGATTTTGCAACATCTTGACCAAATCGTTCTTTGATAATATTAAATCGTTTCGCTGGTGTGGTATTATTTTGTGGGTCTCTTAAATCATCTCCTTTTTTATTTGAAATAGATACTACACTCATTCTACCTTCAGAGTCCTGTCCAACAGTATATGTATCGTGATATTTTCTAAATTTTTGGAATGATTTTAATTCATTTCTATAATAATCAATATCATTTTGATTACCATCTTGAGTAGCCTTTTTTAATCTATTAGATATTTTAGATTCTACTTTATCATCAATTTCACCTTCAGATTGAATTGTAGTATTAGGTTTACTCATATCCATATTAGTATTTTCATCTAATATTTTACGAGTTGCAAGAGTACCATCGTAAGAAGCTCTCATCCACTCAAGATATGGGTCATCCTTACCATTAAATCCTTTTTTCCCTTTTAGATAAAATACAGAATTATCAATATTTTTAATTCTTTCTAATTCTTGTTGAGCAAATTCTTCACGAGTTGCAAGATAATCATTAAATTCATCACTATTAGGGTCTAATCCTAAAGCTTGTGCAGTTCTTAATTCTGATGCTAATTTTTTAGATGATTCTAATTCTTTTTTTCTTTCTGATATTGATTCTTTATTTTTTTCTTTGAAATCCGATACGTTCAAAGTATTCATTGTATTACAATATCGAGATTCACCTTGAGATGCAACTGGTCCACCTGCACCTGCAGTTCCCATATCTCTTTTCTGTTGTAAATCAGATTGAATTTCATCAACTTCTACCTTTACATCTTCATTAGATTTTATTTCTATCGGTTCGTTACTTCCATCTGTGTTATTTACTTCTGGATTTACATCAGGTGCATGTTGATAATTCTTTTTACCACTTATAGAAGTTTTTAGTTTTTCAGTACCTTTATTTTTTGTTTTGTTTCTTAATGCATCTGCAGCTTTGAATTGTGGTGAATCTTGATTAGATGCTATAGCAGTTTTATAAGTCGTTTTTCTTGTTTCACCCTTTTTGTTCTGATAAGTAATTTCAGTTTCAGGGTCAATCGTATCATCTTTTTCAGTAAGAAATTCAAAAATAGTTTGTTTTGCTTCAAACTCACCCCACTCTGTAAGAATTTCTGATATAATAGATTGATGTTCCTTATCGTATATATTAGGAACACCTACCCTATATGAGAGTTCTCTTACTAGTTTATCTATGAGTTGCTTATAATCCATACTATACTATAAATATCAATTAGTACAAGTTACTTCGTACTCTTCCCAATCTTTTGTTGGTTTTTCATTAGGAAATACAAATTTTCTACAATTACCATCTTTTTCAAAGTAAATTGTTTTACTCATATGAGTTGGAACATGAGCATCTGTTGGTAAGATTTCATACCCATCTTCCCATATTAGTTCAACTGTGATTGTAAGATTTTGTTCATCATCCCAAACTCTTTCTTGTTCTTCTAATAATCTCCACTCACCTCTATTAAGATATTGATTTTGTAGAGCACAATTTAGATAAGAAAATGTTAACTTTAGATTCTCCATAGAATCAGAATAAGTTGCAGCTGGAGCAAGGTGTCCTTTATCCCATACATTTCTGTAATAATCTGCATTGTTAGAAGTGTAATAATCTGGTTCTGTATAAAAGTTCATTGAACCTCTATCTACATTTTTAGGTCTGTCTGTTGAAGTGTAGACCAATTTCACTGGTTGTTCTTTGATTTCGTTATACCAAACCTTGAACACTTGGTTCTCTACAATTACCTCTGTCATTTTTTCACGAGGTTCTTGACCAAGAACTTCTTCCCTACCACATCCTGCAAGCAGTAGTGATATCATTAAGATTTTTAATAGTTTCATAATATTTCTTTAATTTTGTATATCAATATATAAATATTAAACTTTTGAGTAATCACTTCCCCAATCGGCTTTGATAGGAAACCCATAACTTTCGAGAACGGATTTAACCAATTTAATTGTTTCTACCTCAGAATCATCAAACTCGAATAGAAATGAATCATAAGTGTATAGGATAGGAAGAGGAAGTTGTAATTTCTTAAGTTTATTCAGTACCTCAATATTGAATTCAGTTTCAGTCGCTTGAAGTAGATAATTGAAGAACTTCTGTCCATTGGGTTGTTCAATCCATCCTAATGGTATTTTTCTACCTTTAGGTGTTTGGATATACCCATTCTTGATTGATTCTTCTTGCATCTTTCTAATGAAGGTATCTACTTTATCAAAGAAAGGGATTTTTCTATCTTCATCACTCACACCACCATATAAGATTCTAAATGTTCTTCCTTTACTCTCATCATATGAACAACCATATTGGTCTGCCAACCATTGGTGAACCGATGTATCGGGTAGTTTGTATTTAATCAACTTGGCAATAATTCGTACATGATAAGCATCGTAATCAAATTGTAAGAACAACTTACCATCTCTTGGTACAAAGGATTCTCTCGAACCATCTTTCTTGTTCAAAGCACTAAAGTTTACACCACCATGTCTGTTAGAAGGTCTACTTGTTATGGTATAAGGGTTATATTCGGTGAATACATTCCCCAATAGTATATGTTTTTGGTGATTAGGCCATCTATCAATAAATTTTTCTGTATCGACCCGAATCCCCATTCGTTCAATGTCTGAAAGGATAGGAATCATCGTATCATCTACCCAAGTATTGTTAGGAATTAACTTCCATTCATCTACAATACCTCGTAGTACTTCACCCCACTTCATTATAGGGATTGATTTACCTAAATCATCTCTTATACCCAAACGATAATAAAAGTTTGTTAGAACCTCTAATTTATCCTTAAATGGATATATTTTGTTTGAATTGAAAAATAAAGAGGTTTGTACATCTTTTAGATTTTCAATTAAAATATCGGTTTGTAAGAACCCTTTTTTATCCCAAATCCACTTTTGTTGCTTGGATTGAGATAAATCAATAGTTAAAGGTTCACAATCATTATGATTAAAAGGAAGAATAAAATCGATATTTGAAAATCGGACATACAAAAATGACAACCCATTATTCATAGGATGTCTTTCCAAATCTTCCCAAATCGGAATAATTGTAGATTCCTCATTATTCCAATATTCGAGAAATTGGTCTTTCTCTTTATTGGTTTCTACTATAATCATTCAGTAACTCCTGCGTTATGTTCTAATAGGATTAACTCTGCCGTTTCTTCATCTACCCAACCATCACCATCTACATCTACAATATCACCTATATAGTACATACCTTCGAATTGTTTTAAGTCTGTTTTTACCATAATTTTACAAATATACGAATTATTTTTGAATTATACAAATATTTTAATAAATTTCTTTTCTAACATATCCACTTCCAATTTTTTCCCAATATAATAATTTAGGATAAGTTATATTATTGTTTCCATATCTATATGCAGTTGCAACAATATCAAAATCACCATCATCATCTACATCATTAATTATTGGTCTATAAAAATTACTGAATCTTGTACCAGATAAATCAGAAAAACCATCAATTACCGATTCAGTTACATTTACAAAGTTATTGTTATCGTTTTTTAACAAGTGTACTATATATGAATCAGAATCTAAATTAAATGAACCATTTATATCAACTTCATATGTACTCATTACAATATCATAATCATTATCATTATCGTAATCAGTAAAAGTTAATCCATATAATATTTGTGTTTTATCACTTAATGCACTTTCTGAAAAGTATCCAACTTGTTCGTAATAATAATCTCCACTAGATGTTCCATATGAAATAAAAATACCAGTAAAGGTTAAATCTTTTTTATCTTTAATAAATTCAGCACCCCATCTAGGGTCTCCTGTTCCTATATAATGACCTCCAACTAAATCTAAATAACCATCATTATTTACATCAAATAAGTGAAAGGTTGTTGCTAGCCATTCATTAAAACCATATTTTGAAGTTATCAACTCCTCATCAGAAAAAAATGGTTTTTCAACAAAATTACCAAAACCATCATTGATTAGTTTTAATGGAAAGTAAAAGTTTGGTGTTACAGTTGCTTGGTTTACACCTGTTGGAAATACTACAATATCTATATCACCATCATTATCAATATCACCACTTGTTACATCATGTACTCCAATTGGAACACTACCAATATTTTGTTCTATAATATTTTTATTAGAATCAAAAAATATTCTATATCCTGTTTCTAAATAATTATTAGGTCCACCAAACTCAGAATTGTTATGACTATTTTCACCAAATAATAACATTTCATTTCTACCATCACCATCGGTATCTGATAAAACTGCTGAATTAGCTGAATATAATTTACTTGGGAAGGTTGTTATAGTTCTATTATCTTCAAGTACATCTTCTACTAATACATAAAGACCTGGTATTTTCTCTCCACTACCTGCATTAAATACAAGTAAATCCACCTTACCATCATCGAAGAAATCATATTGTACAGATGCTTTATAGATTGGATAATAATTATCTACATTTGTTCTTTGTGTAACTTCATTCCAAATAAAATCATAATCACTAAAGTGAAGATTCCATTTTTGTCTTTCAATATTACCAACAGTATTATTTATACTAGAATATGATTCGTTTCTAAAATCTATTGTAGGTTTTGGATTGCCAATAGGAGTAGAATCTTCGTATTCAAATGGTTCTTTAGTACATCCTATAATTAATAATGATAATAGTAATAATTTATATTTCATCGAACATATCGTAAATTTCTAAAATAGTACTAACTCTATTTGGTGAAAAGTCACTTAAGTTATTAATATTTTTCAATGTTAATTGAGTAACTGCTACTTCTTCTCCAAGAACTTCTAGTAACTCACCAACAGTATTTGGGTATTTTTCTTGTTCATCTAACAAGGTTGTTTTTATTTCTGGTTTTAATCTTTCTAATAGTGTTTTCATATTTTAAGCATTTACAGTTAAACTAGCAACTTTATCAACAATCTTCTTGTTCATGAATTGTTTGTTATATTCTAACCAACCACCCAATCTTTGGATTTTTTCAGTCCATTCAGCATCTATGTTAACTTGGTACTCATTCCATTGAGATATCCAATATTCAATTGAATCCCACTTAGGTTTATTCTCAATAAAGATGTAAGAAGGGAAATACTTCATTGGAGTACCATTATCAGTAGTAGGTTTATCTTCTCTACTTTCGTACATATCAATCATACCATTGAAAGAACCACCTTTCAACATATATTCCCATTCTTGGATTTTATCAAAGATAGTTGAATCAACTGGTGAACCATCTTTTTCAGAAACATTAACTCTTACAGAAGAACCACCACTATAAACATCAGAAGTAGCCCATACTTTAAGTTCAGGATAATTTTGTTTAACAAATTGTTTGATTATTGAAGCCGCTGATTTAGCGTTCATGTAGATATATTTCTCATTGTTGTTGTACGAATCTTCTTGTACTTGAGAAAGGGGTAATTGGAACTCAGTTCCTTTAATTGAAAATTTGAATTTTTTACTCATAGTTTTAAGGTTTAATTTTATTGTTTTATTATCACTCATTTACATAGTAAATATACGAAAAAAAGCCGAGACTGCCAAGCAAAAACTACATTATTTTGTAACTATATTGCCATCCACAATCATCATCATCCCACTTTTCTTCAACAACCTCATTGATTGGATTTAATATTTCATTGAGTTTTTTTACATCAACTTGTTTCCAATATCCAAATCTTAAATAAACAGGATTACCACCACCAAAGGTTTGTCCAATTTCAAATTCACCAAATGTTTCGTTGATTTTAGTTAGGGTTTCAAAGCTTATTTTATTTCTCATATATCAGTTATTTACATAGTAAATATACGAAAAAATAATGAGAAATCCAAGCAAAAAGTGAATTATTTTTTGTAAAATTGTAGAAGATGTAGTATATAAAGTTTGATACCAGGCATATCCTTTGAAACTAAATCTAAGGCTATTCTATTTGATTCAGAAACTCCCCTATCAGCAATAGTACCATCATCTTTGAAAGTCATTTTTAATGGTCCTTTTATTCTCCATCTTAAAGTAACTGCTCTATATAAAGAAGAAGTTGATATTCTTATATAATCATCTCCTGATATTTCAGTTACCACTCCAAGTTTATCATTTGTTGGTTGTGCAAAGAATCTTCTAATATATCCTCTTTTATAATCAGAGGCTTTTGGTTTTGGGACATATGCGGATAGAGTAACCTTTGTTCTTGGTTTGTTACCCTTTTTTAATTTACCATATGAATCTAATATACCCATCTTATCTTGCCGCTGTGTTTGAACCATAGGCTCTCATACCTGTTTGTACCATAGTGTACCAACCTGTTGTTGTTATTTCATGTTCTAAACCTGTAACTTCATATACATGAGGATTTGAAAAGTTTTTAGGTAAACCAGCAAATCTTAAAGTATCACCTCGTTTGAATCCACTAATTCCATGAACCTTAAAGTTTACTTTTGCCATACCAAATGGAGTATTTACCTTACCTCCATTTTGTGAAGTGATATCTCTCCAACCCTCAGCATCTATATCTTTTAAGTATATTTGTCTTAATAATAATGGGTCATTAAAAGTACCAACCATAAAAACTTCTTTAACATTTCCATCATTTAACTCTTCAACAATACCTGCCATATCATTTCTATTTTGTACTTTAGGATAAACACCCGCTTTGTTTGTAAAAAATTGATAATTAGAACTTCTAATAGCATCGGCATCCTTTTCTTGAGTTTCACTAGCATTAGTTGTTTCATTAGGTTTTTGAGGTTCTTTGAATTTTATACCACTTACTATCGTACCTACCATATCAACTGGTGTAATACCATCATTATCTGCTGCATCAGGATTAGACCATACTGAACCCACAACTGGTATCAATCCTCCAAACTCTTGTATAGTTTCCGCATTTTTATCATTACTTGCTCTTTTTTGTAATATACTATTCTGCATTGCCGCTGGAGTAGTAACATCAAAATCAACTTCGATGAATGGTGAAGTTGTTCCTCTTAATTGATAAGTTGGTATTTTATCTTCATTATGATTTATTATACCACTAAAATTCATATCAACTACTTGTAATTCTGTTTTTCCTGTATTTGGATGTGCTCTTTCTATAATCTGAAATTTCCAATGGGAATTAACAGCGGAACTCATACCATTTAGTAAATCATATAGAACATCTCTTATTGTATAGTTTGGGGTTTTCATTACTTTGTTAAAGTAATCAAAATTTATGTACATATTTTTTAACCATCCCCAATATCCTTTTTTCATTTCATAACTCTTAACAGAGCTTTGAGGGTCGTATTCCCATTTATTATCATCAGTAGTTAAATCGTATTGACAAGGAAAGGCATGGGGTGCTCCACCAAAACCATCATTATTTTTCTTTCTTGTTCCACTCCAACTTATACCATCAGTTGGTTTAGGGTGTAAGTTTTGTAAATTAGAATCTAAGTTTTCTAAATCAACAAACTTAACTTCAGTAGTTTCTCCATTGAAAGCGTTATCTATATTAAAAGAAGGTGCTGTTGGGTTTGGTAGATATAATATATTTTTATCAAGAGAATACATATGTGGAAATGCACCACAAATACAAGTATCTATATTAACTATGTGACTAACCTTTTCATTACTACAAGAAGAGTTAAGAGAACCTTCAGCTTTACTAGATTTTTCAGTAAAATCTTCATTCATTATTGCACAAGCAAGTTCGAATCTAATAAATCTTTCGGTTGATAGTAATGGTTTATCTTCTGGCATCTCAAAATCACTACCTGTTTTTTCCTTAGTTGCCTTTACACTTTTTTTATCTTTGAGTGCCTTTAATATTGATGTTTGCATAACTTTATCAATATTAATATAGTTAGATTCATCTGCCCATAGATTATCAGCATTTGCTTTACCATATTCTATAAATGCATAATCTTTTTTCTTATCTGAAATGTTTTGAGATTCCCAAGATTTAATTTCAGTTGTTTGTTTTTCTGAATTCAAATCATTAAACATTTGCCTAAATAGTGCTTTTGCAACTCCATCTTTAGAAGCTGAATCATCTATTTCCGCTGGGTCATATCTTTCAGATGATATATTTTTAGTACTATTAGAACTACCTCCTTTATGACCTTGCATATACTCAGCAACCTCACCTTGAGAAGTTAGTTGTATATCTAATATAAATGTTTCATTATCTCCAAACTTAACACCCCCATTTGTAGTTAAACCAAGAGTTGCATCATATTCAAAATTAGAACTTATTCTTTTTTGTAAAAGATATTTTTGATTTATATACTTTGCCATCATACAAGGTGTTATCGCACCTGTATTTGGGTCTCCACACCAATTTTTTCTCGCATCACGAGTATTCCATCCCCATTCTACTAAAACATAAAAACCTGGTTCTAAAAAATATTTAGCCAGTTTTTCCATATGTTCTAATGTATAACAAGTGATTGAAAAGTTTGTGGTTTTTCTACCCACATCTACTTCACTTACAGATAACCCACTAATAATAGGTGCAGGTCGTGTTGGTCTACCTGGTACTCTAACTGGTGTTTCATAATCCAATTCAAATCCACAAATACCAGATTCACCACTTTGACCAGTAGAACCATTTCCATATCTAATATTGAATCCATCTTCAGGATAATTAGATTGCATTATAAGTCCATTTTTTGAAGATTCTGGTGTAGTTGCACCATATGATGAGATTACTCGTACCCAAGGCATTAAACCACTAACACCACCTCTACCACTTGCATATGGCATTGGTGAGTTGTTTCCACCCCATGTATCTAATTTAGTTTGTATCCCACTATAAGGATATGAAAATTGTGGCCAGTTACCCATATTATTACCTATTATCTACTTGACTTAAAAATCCGTCTATATTAGCAGGTATTCTAAGAACAGTTCCATCTGGTAATGAAAATGGTGCATCGTGAATTTGATTAGCATTTGCAATAACCCACCATAGAGAAGCATCTCCAAGATATTCTTGTGCAATCGAATCTAATCTATCTCCTGTTTGAACTGCTACATAGATATCATTATCAGTTTTTGGTATTTTTGGAAGTTTTTTAGAAACATAAACTTCTCTACCATCTGATAATTTCTTTTTTGGATTAAATGTGTATCTACCTGCCATAATTAATTTTTAATCTTTATTGTTTTTCTAACTCCTACACCTGCATCAATGTAATTATTTTTACTTGATGATTTTAATTCACCATTTTCATCAGTTACAAAATATTCTATTTTATTTGGTTGTGAATAAATTTCATGTTGTGAACTAACCTCACCTTCACTAGAAAGATTTTTTGGATATGAATATAATCCTCTTACCGAACCATCTTCTATATTCTCAACAAATTTAAGTGTTAAAGCAACATCAATGAATTTTGGTAATAGTAATCCTTCTGTATCAATTTCCCATGTCCCATTATCAGGAAATGTATATGTAAGTGCTTCTAGGATACATACTTTTTCTCTATACATATCTCCAAGAGTAAATTCTGTAAAGTTAGGATGAGCCATATTGTTTTCAATCAAAGGATATGATAATTTGGTTAAGTTCGATAGTTTAGACCAGTTATTTGCAAGTTCTAATGGATTTTGTGCATATACTTGTAAATTAAAAGATACACTTCTTTCTACTGTTTCAAAGATATAATATTTGTATGGATTACCAACAAAGTTATTTGATGCCCAAGATGGTGAAGAAGTTTCAGTTAGACCTGTAATTGAACATCTAAATGCCATCATTGGATATGTTGTTGATTTATATCTACCAATGAATAGTGGTATTAAATCTTTTACTGGTGAAAATCCTTCAACTGTTACTTCCCCATTTTCAGTATTTACTGTGGTAGTGTATGGGTCACCCATTGCGATAACATCACCACTATTTGAAATACCTCTTTGAGCTAATGTTACTTTATCATCACTATCTTTTATAAAATCAGAATATCCTTCTCCATCTTTTGGTGTAAATGTTGGTAATTTTTCTCCTTTTTTTGGATTAGCAGAATCAAATGAAAATGGATTGTTTCCTATACCAAATGTTCCTTTTTGTTTATTACCACTTGCCTTTCTTTCTACTCCATATATAGGTGATACTTTAGATAAATCTAATTTAGTTTCTTTTAATTCTTTTAATAATTCATCACCTTTAGCATTTTTAACAGATTCTTTTTGGTCAGAATATGTTTCTCCCTTTTTACTAGTCGTATAATTAACTTGAGGTTCTTTTGTACTTTGTGCATCTCCTAAACCTTGTGCTTCTCCAAATAAAGCTCCTCTAAGTTTATCTTTTGCAAATCCAATACCATTACCTAAAGCTTGTTTTCCAATTGTTTTAGGGTTACCACCACCACTATTTTTTAAGAACTTACCAAGACCAGTTCCATTTTTACCCATAGTATCAGGTGTTATTGGGTCTGCAGACGTTAGTTCTTTACCTCTTAATTCAATTACTTTATCAGATACTTTTGTTGGTATTAAGTTTTCTGGTATACCTAACTTAGAGTTTATTTTATCTCTAACATCAGAAATTGAGGATACAGCTCCACCAGTAATTTTACTTAAACCTTTTCCGATTAATCCACCATCTCCACCTTCACCACCTGTATTAGATTTCATTTTTTCTAAATCAGGTGTACTTCTTAATGATATTCTACCAGCTTCATTTCCATAAATAAGAGGATTATTAATCTCTACCAAAGATTTAATTCTAATACCAGTTGTTTCTTGTTCTACAAGAGTTTCAGTATCAGATTTTACTTCAGAGTAAGCTGTTCCATACTTGAACGAATCTTTATTCTTAAAAAGTTCTAATAGTGTTGGCATATATTAAGCTCCCATTAATCCAAATTGGTTAATATTACTTTTCTCTTGTGTTTTGGTGATACGAGAGGTAATTTTTTCATTATCTATATAAACATCTTTATTTGATACAAAAGCCGCTTTTAGTTCTTTTAGTTCAGCAATAACTCCTTCCATTGATACAGTACCACCTCCTGCAAGTGATTGTGGGTCTTGTGTTGCAATTAAGTAATCTTGAGGTGATGTTGATATTACATCTCCACTTGGACCAATTACCGCATCATTAACTTTAGTTTCCATTGCTGCTTCTTGTGTTTCAGCTCCTCCACTTTTACCAAGTAATTTTAATGCCCAATTAGGTAATATATTAAGTATTTTTTCTTTAAGACCAGTAAACATTCCACTAAGAGATTCTCTAACAGCAGTAAATACGTTTCCAAATGTATCTAATAAAGCCATTGGTATTGCTGTAAAGAATCTTAAGATACCCTCACCTAATGAAAATAAACCTTCTTTTACCTGGTCAAAGTTTCCATTCATCAATCCTTTGAATATATCGTATATTCCACTTATAACATTAGATACTGCTTTGATTGAGTTGGCAAATAAATTAATTCCAACTGTAAGAACTCCTCCAATTATGTTACCAATAACTTCAAACGTTTTCTTAATTCCATCTACAGCTTCTCCACTTTCTCCTCCAAAAATATCATTAAATATTGTTTTGATTGGGTCAAATGCCTTAATAAGGTTTTTAATAGCAACTGAAACTGTTCCGAATATTCCTTTGATAAGTGGCATTACAAATGATATAGCTCCTATTAAAAGTTCACCAATAGGTAAAAACATTTGTAGTATTTGAGAACCCATTGCAGATAATTGATTACCCATTGATTCTAATCTACCTTGTCTTTCTTCTTCTAATGCTAATTTATCAGTTGCTGCATTAATCTCTTCTTTACTCATCTTAGAGATATCCATTCCAGCTTTAAGTGCTTTTTGTAAAAGTTTTCCTCTTTCACCTTCTGTACTTAATCCTAGTTCTTGGATTCTAGCCATGTTCTGCATTTCACCAACTGTCATACCAGTTGCTTTTTCAAGAGCCTCTTGTTCAAATATACTTAGATTCTGTAAATCAACTTGATTTCTAAGTTGTTCTACCATCGAGGCTTGTGCACCAACTACATCACCTTGAGCCGCAAGATAACGAGATTGTGAAAAGTTTAAGTTAGTACCTAGGATAGCACTAGCTTCCATTTCACCACCAATTGAATTTTGATAATCTAATAAACCTTTAGAAACCTCTACTGCCTTTTTAAGAGATGTACCTAATTTTGCAGCATTTATTGCCGCAGCTCCCATCGCTTCTACATTTCCTCTAAAGAATCCATTTGCATCTTCAGCAGAATCAGCAATATCAGCCATCACTTTACTCGGAGCAACTCCTTCTTGAGCCGCTAATGAGGTAAGGGATTCTAAATTAGATTGAGCAACTTCTTCACTCAATCCTCCCATATTTTGGAATGCTTTATTTAATTTTGCGGCATCTTGTGTTGAAACTCCAAAGTTCTTACTAAGAACCATCATGGATTTCATTGTATTCTTAGCGGGTTGTTCAATACCACCAAATTCGTTTGTGAAATCAGCTGCTGCTTTAGCAACATCTTCCATCGATGCACCCAATCCAACAGTTTCCATATAAACAGAATTGATGTTGGTTTGCATTTGTTGGGTTTGAGAATTTAGTAATCCAGTCTCATCCCTAAATGCTTTTGCACTAGCCTCCATGTTTGCAAAGGCCTTAACACCTGCGGCTATTATTGCAAGTAATCCAAATATAATTGCTTGAGGACCTGTTAACATTGCAATACCCATTGCTCTAAATCCTCCTATTGAAGATTTAACAAATCCCATTATACCAGCTTTACCACCTTTAGCGGCTTCACCAAATCCGGTAACAAATCTTTTTGCAGAATCAGAAATAGCACTTTTCATTCCCTCAAGAGGGCCTTTGGTAACACTATCTAATAATCCTCCCAAGACTGGGATACTTTTTAAGCTAGATTGCATTCCATCAAGACCTGAACTTAGTTTATCTGCAAGTCCATTAGCTTTTTGGTCAACAATATCAAGAGTTTTTAATTTATCTTGTTCTACATTTAGATTTGCAATTGCTAATTGACCAATTTGTTTATTTTTACCAAAGTAATTTTTAGCAAACTTTTCTTTTTGTTGTTCTATACTAGCAATACGGTCTTGAATACTAGATGCCTTATCACTATCTTCTAACATTTGTTTTAGAGATTTTTGATAACCTTTCTCTGCTTTTGTTTTTTTGTTTGTGGCACTAGTATTCTCATCTAATAGTTTAGTTAAGTCACTAACCATAGAAGATGATATTTTTAGAGCATCTTGATACTCTTTCTCTAACTGTGCTTTATTCTTTGCCATTTATTACATTCCAGCATATTTTTTCATTCCAGGTGGAATCTTGATACCATTTTTTTCTGCATCAATTATTTGCTTTCTTAAGTTTTCCATTGAGTTATCTAAATTATCTACTGCCTTTTTGAAATCATTATCTTTTTTTAATAATTTTCCAAGTTTTCTAGCAAATAGTCTTGATATAAAACCTTCGTTCTGAAAATAAGGCTTAGATTTAAGTTCTCTTAATTGTTTTTTAGTTATCTTCATATTAATCTCCAATTATACTACTATAAATATAGAGCATAAAAAAAGTGAGGAAATTATTTCCTCACTCTTACATTTGGTCCTTTTGGGGAAGAACCTCCTTGTTGTCTTTGAGATTTCTTTACATCATCTGATTCTTTCTTCTTTGTATCAGAAAGTTGTTTGTAGTAAAATCTCCTAATATGTATCGGTAATCTGTAAACTCCTTCTTGAGTAAATCCATTACCATAATAACACATTTCAAAAATCTGTTGATGGAGTATAACTGAGTAGTTACTCGGTAGGCCAAAAAAACCCAACGCCCATGGGAATGGACCTAACCTCTCCTTCTCCCGTCTCATCATCTACAAACTCGAACTCCATAACGATATCGGGTGTTATCGTTTGTATGTGTTCTCTAAACGCTTTGGTATCACGAGTTATAAACTTATTGTTAATGAAATTTGTTATTGTTTTAGTATCTGATTCCCCATCTACTGATAGAATCATATATCTATATCTTGTTGTTAATTCAGCTGCAACACTACCTTTATTTAATCTTTGTAGTGCTTTGATATCAGCATCAATTTTTTTCTCATCACCATGAGTTAAAATTTTATATTCTAACTTATTTCCTCCATGTGGTGTGGTGAATTCGTATTTGTTGTCTGGTGAAAGTTTATCAAAATCAATTTCTTTTGTTTGTACTTTACCTAAATCAACTATTTCCTCTTGTTGTTCTCCTATTGAGTTAGTGAGTTGTATCTTATACTCTGGACCATAACCTAGTACACGAGTTGCAAGTAGTATTGCATTTTTATCCCCTAATAAGATATCATCTACGTTAATTTCTTTTTCAACTATAATTGATTCGAATAACTTATCTATCACCACCCCCTTTCTCACTAGATTCTGCGATGCGAGAATTTCTTCTTCTCTTGCAGTCATATATTTTATCTCAACGGTTCCCTTCGAGAGAGGATTACTCTCAGGATAACCTTTACCTTGTGATGGTAATGAGATTATTTCTGTTGGAAAATCATAATTTGCCATAAACTTAATTTTTATTGTTTGTATATAAATATATAATTTTGAAAAAGTTGTAAAAAAAAAGGTTCTCACTAAGAGAACCTTTTATATGGAAGTATCAAAAGTATTGTTTGTATTAGTATTCTAATATAGCGTAATCGTAAGAAAGTGTTAAAGTGATTTCTGATGGGTCATTAGAAGCCCAGTCTAAATCATTAAATACTGCACTGTTAATGAATGCACCTTTTAGTTTCCAATTTTCGATTTTATCTCCAACTGGTCCTAACATATAGATATCGATATCTTTTTTATAGAAATCAGCATATCCATCTCTACCTGTAATAGATTCGTGAGATGTTCTTACCCACTCCATTACTTGTTGTGCACCACTTGGTACGATTGGGTCATATAGAGTAACCTCTACATCTTGCCACTCACCTTTTCCTTTTAATTTTCTCTTTACGTTGATATGGTCTAGAACAACAGGTTCAAATGTAATTGAAGGTCTGTTAGCCGCTTTGATAAGATAAGAAGCGATACCATCAATTTCCATGATGTATCTGTTCTTCATCTTCGGTTCGAAGTTCGTGTAGAACATATCGTTAAATTCTAATACTTCTGCCATTTTTTTATCTCCTATTAACTACTATAAATATAGTTCTTTTTTATTTTTAATTAATTATGCCGAGAACGATGCTCCTGTTGGTAAAATGTTGAAATCAATTACAATGAATTCAGCCGTTTTTGTAGGTTGTAAATAAATAGCCCCTGCCAAGATATTTCTATCGATAACGTCTGGTGTGTTATTTGATTCGTCCATTACTACTCTAAAAGCGTAAAGTCCTTGTCTTTGTTGTATTCCTTCTAAATAAGGATTCACAGTATTTAAGAATTTTCCTCTAGTTTGAGATGTATTCTGTTCAAATACTAAGTATCTTGAAGTAGAAGCAATGTATTTCTTAACTTTGATTAATAATCTTCTTACGTTGATTCTATCAAGTGCAGATGCTCTATCTTGTAGAGTTTTCTGTCCAAATGCAACGATACCTTCACCAGGGAACGAAGCGATTGGATTAATCTTTCCTTCATATAGTGTATCTCTTTCAGCATGTGTTAATCTGTTTAGTACAGAAACAGCTCCTGTGATACCACCTCTATTCAATCCAGCTGGTGCAAACCATTCAGCAGCAACTGCATCATTTTCAGCGTATATTCCTGGCATCAATACTGATGGTGGAACTGAAGTTAACTTATTAGTTCTTGAATCGATTGTTTTAACCCATGGGTAGTAAGTACCTACATAGTTAGAATCAACTGATTCTCCTTGTAAGATTGCCTGAGCAATTGTATCATTCTTATCAGTTGTATCACCGATGAAGAATGCATCTTCTCTAGCCTCTACCATATCAGTTACTTTATCAAATACATAAGAGTGTAATCTTCTTACAACACCAGGTGCAGATACCAAGTTGATATCGAAATCATCTGGATTAGATACTGAGTTAATTGCCTTTACATAAGCAACTGAACCACTAGCCGTTGAAGTTGATAAGTTAAATCCTTGTGTATTTCCTGCTCCCCATTCTGAATCATCAGCTTTAGCCGATTTTATTGTTGGAGCCTTACCATCGAATCCACCTTGGAATCCTACTGTAAATTGTCTTTTGTTAATTGTTGAAGCATCATCTGATGTAGATATAGTATAACCGAAGTTAAATGTTCCATATCCATCATCTTGATGATTCTTAGTACCACCTGAAACATTGATATTTGCATCGAATGAGAAAGCAGTATTTCCACCAATAGTTGCCGAAGCAGGTAGTGGTGCTAAATATCCTTTGTTATCAATCTTAATAAGGTTACTTTCTAAGTCAATACCAGAGTAAACTACTGATTTTGATGAGTTGTTATCAGCTGAACCAGTAGAGAAAATTACTGCAGGAATATCTGATTCTGAACCACCTACTAAAATTGGATTAGTATAAGCACCATGTCCAAATGGTACTGCAGTTACAGGTGATGCACCTTCAGCGATACATTCAACTCTAACAAACTTAGAACGATTTGCATAATCACCATTCATTGTCATTTTTCCAACTGCATCAATAGTGATGTTTTGGTCACCTATTGCTTTCTTAATATAGTTAGGTGATGCAGGGTCTAGTGTTACATTGTTAAATGTTTCTAGTACTACTTTTCTTTTATCAGTATCACCAAATGAACGAATAGCAATTGAGAAAGTTCCATAATCAGTTGCATTTGAAGTACCAGCTGCTTTTACATTAAAGATAGATACTTTATATTCTGTATTTGCATAATTACCATCACCAAGGGTATGTAACTTAAATAAGTTATGTCTTTCACCAGAAATCAACTGTGATTGTATCCAAGGAGTGGAAGCGTGTTGAACATCATGTGAAAAATCTTGGTCTGCTAATTCAACAAGTGAAACTTGTGAACCACTATTAGTTAAGTGGTCAGCAAAGTTTGTTGCTGCATTTTCAAAATATTTGTATGAATATACGTTTTTACTACCGAAAGCATCTTCACCAAATACATCTGATATATCATTTCCAGCTGATGGAAGTACAGATGCTGAAATTGCAGTTCCTAATAAAGAACCTGAAATCTCAAATGCTGATGCTGAGGGTGATGAATTTATTACTGTGGTATCGTTTAACTCAACATCTAATGCTAAGTTATCAGTTGCATGAAGAATACCAATTATTTGGTCATCTTTAGTTCCAACTCCACTTAATTTAATACCTAGAGGTTTACTTTGTGTATAACCACCAATATGTCCTACACGAACAATAGTAGCCACACCAGCTTCTCTTAGGTAATTTTGTACGGTATATCCTGAATAGTAGTCTCCATTCGGTGTACCGAATATTTCTTCGAATTCTGATTGTGTATTAACAACGGTTGGTACGAAAGCAGGCCCTTTATGGAAAGGTCCAATTATTGCTGCTCCGATTTCGCCAATCCCTTGTGATAAGAAAGAAAGGTCGTTTTCTCTCGTAAATACACCAGGTGATACAATCTTTTCTGCCATTTTATTTACTCCTTAGTTAATTTTTTTGTATAATATACTCTTATATAAGTATTAATAACTTCACCGAAAAATATTTTTTGTACTAATAATAAGAAATTGTTCCAAATATTCTTTTGTGTGGAAACCCTTCTTTGAAATCAGTACCATGATAACTATTCGGTTGTGTTTTGAAAAAGTGAGCATTCCTAGGAATATATTTCACTTCTTTTTCTTCTACAAACCCATCATATGGATTTGATGAATCATTTTTTTCTTCTTTCGTATAAAATCTAGTTCCGTAATCTTTATAATCCAAATCTAAATCTCCTACGAATAAAATTCCTTTATATCTAGGTAGTTCAAGTTTTTCAATAGTTTTTCTATCATCATAACCCATATGACCACCTATAATATAAATATCATCTGAATGAGGATAAAGTGCATGTAAATCATTAGAAATACATAAATTTACACTCCATTTCATCGTTTTTCCAGTACTAGGATTAATTTGAATAGGAAAATTATCTAAATTATCTGCCTGTATTTTACTTAACCTAGTATTAACTCTATCTTGGATATCAAGATATTCTTGTGTGTACAAAAATACTCCATGGTTGTTCTGTACTAAGAACTTATTTTCTTCATTTGTTAAGTTCTCTATTCCAAAATCATCTATTTTATGTCTATCCTCATCTAAAACCCAATATTTGTAAGATTTCAAATCTTCTTCAGATGGTGATAATACATCAAGTGAAGCTGAATACAAGTATTCATTCTCTTCCTTGGTGATTAGATTTTCAATTTCTACATGAGGGAATGGTAAAATAAATGATTCGTGTTTCATATCAATAAGGAAGCTTATTTTTCTTCTGCTACTTCCTCTTCAGCTGGAGCTTCTGATTCAACTGGTGTAAATTCTCCAGTATTAGGGTCATAATTCCCATCTCCATACTTTTCATTCAATCCTTTGAACAGTTCTTGTTCAGAATTAGCCAACTCTTGATGTTTTTGTATTAAAGCAGCTTCTTTTTCTTCTATTTGTTGAATTGTTCTTGCCTTTTGAATAGAAAGTTGTCCTAATTGTGTGAAAACAATACTAACTGATTTTTTCAATTCGTTAATTGATTGAATTTCTTGTTCTGTAAATTTTTGCGTATTTGCCATAACTAATTAATTTTGTGTTTTTACATTAATATATATAAATATATAAATTTTTAGAAAACATAAAATATTATGCTTCAAATGTCAATGTATTTGAGTAAGTTCCAATTCTTCCACCTTTTCTAGCCGCTACTCTTGCATAGTATGTAGTACCATCAGTTAAGTTAAATGGTGATGCACCTAATCTAACTTGCATTGATGTATCATTCCAATTACCTTTATTAATAATAGGTGATGAGAAATCAGAATTATTATCTACTTGTACAGAATAATCACTAGCTCCAGTATATGCAGTCCATGATAAATCAGGGTCTGAATAAGAAAGACCTGTTACCGCTGATGGTAGAGGGTCACTAAATGTATTACCACCTTTGTTGTGAGTAATATATCCATTTACTAAATAAGTATCTTCAGTTTCTACATCTATTGAAACAACTTCGGTTGAACCAACTGTTGATTCTTTGGAAGTAACTTCTACTAATGAGTTATCTCCTTTTACCAAATATTCTCCTACTTGAATATCTAAAGCAGGTTTGAACTTAAATGTATTATCTACTTTAACTAACATTGGGTGTTCACCTGTAATTTGTAATTCACCATTGTTTATATCGTATATTCTATCTGCAAATGAAAATACTATATTAGTTACTGTTACATCTTCCGATGTTGTTGATAAATCATTTGTAGACCAATTTAGATAATCATCATCTGAATCTTCACCTAAAGTTGCTATTTCAAATCCTTTAAGAACATCTCCTTCTTGTACATCACCAGCTGATATGATTGTTCCATCTGCCTTTGTTATAGGAGTATCCAATGATAAACAAAGAGCATCAGAGTTACCATCATATGAATCAACTACATATATAGTTTTTTCTCTTACAGTATTATAGTTTGTTGCATGGTCATTAAATCCATCAGCGAATGTTACTTGAAGAGTATTTTGTTGATTAGATGTTATTGATATTAATGTTTGAGATGCACCACCTATATCAGTTTTAGCAGTTACAGTTGCTGTTGCATCTTGGTTTGAAGATATTGTGATATCACTTTCAACTTCAATTTCATCTTTTGCCCAAGTAAAGTTTTGATATCTACCAGATATAGAAGAAAATTTACCTCCAGCACCAGTAAATCCAAGTGTATAAGTATCAGAAGTATCTTCTACTAAGTAAGTATATCCTGATATTGAACCAACTGAATCAATTCCGTAATCATCAAATGATACTTCTGTTCCAGCCGAACCGTTAATTGTATTTAAGGATACATTGGAATTTTGAGTATTTCCCGTTGCTCCTGCTAATGCATTTAATGAGAGTGTGTCTCCTGAACTTCTTGCCATATTTTTCTCCTATA